TACGTGCACCTCCGTGATCAGTTCGCTGTAGGGCAGGCTCTGGATCCATTTGCAGAACTCGTGCCATTCGTTCAGCTTGTGGTTAACGCGCTGCTGGTAGATGTTCCTCAAAACCTCGTAATTCATGAGCATCGTGCTTGTCTGGCAGTAGCTTTCGGGCAGCACCCGGAGCACGCCTTCCCAAAGCGCCTTGCGCTTTTCGGTTTCCTCTTTGGGCGTATCCAGGTACATCCTGCGCCACTGGTTCAATTCGTCCACGATGACGGTGAGGGCGCCCTTTGCCAGATCGTGCATGCCGTCTATCGCAAAGTCGCTCAGCTCGAAGGGCTTTGCAAGCAGCTTATGCATCTTGCTGGTACTGTTGCGCACCGTGCCGACCTTATACGTGTCGAGCTGGGAAAACCACATCATGGGCGCGGTGATGTCGAAAGAAACAACGATGTAGCGCATGAACTTGCGGTGCTCGCTGCCGCTCTTGACCAGCTTCTTTGCAAGCTCCAGATCGTGCTTGCCGATGATGGGAAGGCCGGAATTCGTGTTCCAGGCGGTATCGGAGAGCTTCCAGCTGTTCAGGGGATTGCGCATGCCCCGGAGCGCTGCCTCCCAGCCCGTGACGGTGGTGTGTTCGATCTTGATCATGTGTTTGGTCTACCTCCTCTTTTGCTTCTTTTGGTATTCCATCCATTTTTTGAAGGAGCGCCGCGCCCCGGCCACGGAGTATTCATCGGCTTTGAGCCGTTCCCGGCGCTCCTGTTCCCTTGCTTTCGCGTATGCCGCGTAGCGCTCGCAGGCGGCGTGACATTCCGCGCTTCGGTCCGGGCAGTCCTTGCAGGGAGCGATCGTCATTCGCTCTCGACCTGCCCTTTGCTGAGCATCCGGGCGACCCACCTTGCAAGCTTTTTCAGCTTGAATTCGTAGACCTGATCCTCCTGGATCTCGTCGATCTGATCGATGTACAGCCGGACGTCTGCGACTTCTTCGTTCAGGTGCTTCTTTGCGGCCTCGATCGGCACGGTGGACGGGTTTTCCTTGCGCAGGATCCGCGCCAGCTTCAGCGCGGCGTGGGCCAGCTCGGTCGCTTCCTCCGCCAGCCCCTCAAGCAGCGCCGCCTTGGAGATCAGCTCATTCAGCTGCAGCATCGTCGCGCACCTCCGTATACTTGCCGCTTACCCACAGCACCTTCTTCTTGAACAGGATCGCGTGCCAGCCGTTCTCCGCGGTCGCTATCCACTGCGCTATCGCGCCCTTGTTCAGCGTGCCCGCGATCTCGAACTGTGTGCCGTTGCCGGTGCGGATGTTGCTGCTGCCCTTGGACGCCAGCACGACCTTTCCGGTCGGGATGGGATCTTCCTCTTCGGTCTGATCCGGCTGGGGCTGACTGACGCCCGGCACGGCCTTGCTTGCGTCGTATGCGGGGCGGCCGTACCCGGCGATGCGGTTATAGCTGAGCTTGTAGCTCTTTTTCCGCACGCAGCCGCCGTTTGCCACCACGCCAGCAGCGGAGGAGGTGTTGCCCTCGACCGTGTAGACGGTGGTGCTGTCCACCTTGTACACAAGGCCGGTGTGCGCGATCGCGCTGCCGCCGATGCCGTCCTTCGGGTAGAAGAAGATCTGATCGCCCGGCTCCGGATAGTCGTACAGGCGGCCCTTGGCCTTGAAGTAGTTGCGGCTGTACCGGCACCCCGCGCCGGAGGAGCCCATCGGCTGACAAAGCAGCCCGCGTCCGCCGTCGATGCCGTAAGCCTGGACGAAGCACCAATCCACGAAGATGTCACACCATGCGACGCCCTGCTTTTTGCCGTTGTAGAAGCCCGGGATCGCGTCCATGTCGCGGGCGTACTTGGTGTAGTTCTTGGTTCCGGCGTTTGCGGTCTTGCTGTCCAGGTTCGCATTGCTGCCCTTTTCAAGGTAGCCTTCCTCCGCAAGCGCGATGTCGATCACCTTTTGCCTGTCGTAGCCCATTCTTACCTCCTCTTTTTTCGGAGGAGAGGCGGGTTGTCCCGCGTACTCCTCGTAATATCGTAGTCCGTATTGTTCGCGCCGGAAGCGCGCCGCCTCGCTCTGGTTCGCGGGCTTTTCGTAGGAGATCATCACCTTGTCGCTGGCCTCCCGCACGCTCGCTGCGCCTTGCAGAACCTTCAGCACGGCGCTGTACTGGTTCAGCTCGTCCCACAGCCATTTCAGCTGCACGTCCAGATCGCCGATGCTCTGCCCCATGCCGTGCGCGGTCTTGAGCAGCCCGGCCTTGCGCGTGCGGTACGTCCATTGCGCAAGGCCGTACCCCGCGCCGTCGTCGATGAAATACTGATAGCTGCCCGTATCCACAGCGAGGGTGTATTGCGTGTCGCTCATGCCAAGCTTGGTGTTGAAGCTGTTTTGGAGGTTGGCGGGGTTTAGGCCGCTCTCCGCGTACAGGTTGCCCATCAGCCCCGCCACGCCGAAGGGATTCGGGATCCGCTCGATCAGGTAGTCCCAGATTGCTTTTTCGTTCATACGTGCTCCTTTTGCTTATCCAGCCACGTTACCGCCACGCAGTAGGCGCTCCAAACGTCCTTCGCAAAGCCGTAAAACCAGTCCGGATCCGCTTTGGTGCCCTTGCCGGTCTTGAGGTCGTGCGCCGCGAACCTGTCCACAAGCGCCTGCCGGATCGTGCTGTCGTTCGCCTTCGGGCTGTGGCAGAGGGTGAGCTTTTCGTCGAGCCTGTAGACAAACTCTATCGGGATGTCGCCCAGGTACTCAAGCGCCGCCTGCCAGAAGCGGCCTATCCAGACGCAGGTCTCGAACACTGTCCGACCGACCGCCATGCCATACGATGCGACCATCTCGATCGCTACCGCCTCCGGCTCGATGTCGCTTGCCTGGATCAGTTCCAGCAGCTTCGCGTTTTCGACCTTGCCGAAGCGCAGCGGCTTGTAATCCTCCCGCCTGACCAGGCACCAGCCGCTTTCGGTATTGCCCGGATCGATGGCAAGGATCGTTGGCTCGACGGTCATTTCAGCTCCTCCCAGGTGAAGCGCCCCTTGCCGCTGTTGCGCCACTGACACATCCCGCGCAGCCTGCCATAGTCAAGGCATTCACGGATAGCCTTTTCAAGCTTCTCATCCAGCAGCAGGATCGTAAACTCGACGGTGCTGCCAGCCGGTACGGTTTCGCTGTTGGCCAGTGCGATGCGCGCGCCCTGTGCCGTTTCAGCGCGGAGAGGGCGCTGGCAGTTGCCCATCTCACCCGCAAGCTGGAAGGGGTTCATGCGTTCGTTTACGAACACATGTCCGTCGATGAGCTTTTTGTAGTTCTTGAGCTTTGCGCACTCGCTGTTGCTGAGCTTGCGGAGCATGCCGATCGCATCCTTGAACATGCCGCGGATCTGATAGTCGTAGATGAATGGCCTGCCGTCAGGGGTTCGCGGGAACACCGTGCGGCTCTTCTCGACGACTTCCTCCACACCGACCGCCGCGACCTCTTCTTCGATGGTCGAGGCGTCGGGCGCCTTGGAGGCGATGTAGTTTTCGTGGATCTGGGGATCACCGGGCATCATGCCCAGCACCTCGTCGATGAACGTCAGGCGTACCTTGATTTCCTTGTTGTCTCCGAAAGTTGTCATTGTTCTGTCCTCCCTTGATTTTTGTGTTGTTGTACGGGCCTGTGCGGCTCCGTTGCTCTTCAGTTCGTTGCCATTCCCTGGCGGGTCGGGTCGTTGCTGCTCCGTTCAAAGCCTTTGCTATGCTGCCTCCGCCTTGCTATGCCATTGCGCAGGATCGCTGCTCTTTGCCCTTGCGATGCGGTGCTTTGCCAAGCTAATCCGTAGCGAAGCTTCTCGCTTTTTTGCCTTTGCGTCGCAGATCGATGCTTTGCCGTCGCAGATCGATGCTTTGCCGTCGCGGATCGATGCCTTGCCTTCGCTTCTCATGGCTATACCTTGCCTTCGCTTCTCATGACTTTGCTCTCTGCCGCTCCGCTGTGCCGTATCAGCGCTTTGTCATTCCTCTCAAGGGCTCTCTCCGCTTTGCCTTCGCGTCGCCGGTCGGTTCGTAGCTTTGCCCTTGCGTTGCTATTCCTCTCTTTGCCTTCGCCAAGCTCACAATGCTATGCCTTTGCTTGTCTTTGCCGGTCGTCGCCCTTGCAAATCGTTGCTTATCTCGGCCTCGCTCTGCCCTTGCTTTACAAGTCGGTGCTTCGCTATGCCATCGCATTTCCATTCCCTGCTTCGCCTGCCCTTGCTTTGCCCTTGTTTGACTATTCTCCGCTTGGCTATGCCGTTGCCCTTCTTAGCTTTGCTCCTCAATGCTTCGCCTTTTCTGCGCGCTATCATATCTTGGCATTTCCCTTGCCTATCACGTCTATTCAATTCCGCATCTTACATGTCGCTGCTGTTCCATGGCTCACGTTTCAATTCACCGCTTTGCCGTTGCGAATCGTCTCTGATCTACTCCACCGCAGTGCGTCTCAAGCAGTGCCTTGCTTTGCCATTCCTTCGCGTGGCTGATCGATGCAATGCCGTTGCGTTGCTCGTCGAGGCATTACTTTGCCCTCGCTATGCGTACTGCGCAAATCCAAGCCGTGGCTGTTCGGACTGTTCAATGCAATGCCTTAGCCCTTCGTAACGGTATAACCGAGCTTGCGCAGGTACAGGATCGAGGCGGCTTCCTTGCGCTTGCTCTTGTCCACAGACAGCAGCCAGGTCAGATCACCGTTTAGCTGATGCAGCCGGAAGTCCCGAAGGCTGATCCCCTTGTACCTGCCCGCCTGGAAGCCAAGCGTGTCCAGCACCAGATCCGCCTCGTCCCGCTCGCAGTTCAGCAGCCGCATTACGTCCCCGGCCTTAAGCGTCCCGCCGTCGAACGCGCCGCCCAGCTCCGCTTCACAGAGGGGGCAGACCTGACGGCCTTCCGGGATCAGCTCGCCGCAGTACAGGCAGCGCTCCGCGTCGGCGGTCATTGTTCCGGCTCCTGCTTGTTAAGCTCCTGCCTGATAAGCTCCAGCTCTGCGTCCTGATCCAGCAGCAGCACGGGCAGCAGCTCCGAAAGGTCGATGTCGTCGTATCCGAGGCGCTTGTTGTGCACTACACATTTGCGGATCAGCTCCAACGTAGCCGCTTTTTCGCAAAGCTCGTGGTATTCCGACTTCGGGATCGTGACGGTGAGGAATTGCGCGGTGTCGGGATTGATGCAATCACAGGTTGCCATTGTTTGCTCCTTTCTCCTGGTCGGCGTTCAGGGTTTCCGAAAGTCTGTTGATGATCAAGGTTATAAGCGCGTCGCTGTACACGTGAGCCGTACCGTTGCGGAGCTGATCTACGACTTTCAGGGGCAAGTCTACATATTCGGCAGCAGCCACACGGGCATTTACGTTAGCGGCGTACGCAACAGGCAGGCCAAGCAGCCAGTCGGCGGAAACGTTCAGCGCGCGGCACAGTCTCGCCATCACCTCCGCGTCGGGCAGACGGTTGCCGTTCCGGTACATGGACAGTGACGGTTGTGCGATCCCGGTAAGGCTTGACAGCGCCATAATGGATAGCCCCTTCTCTTCCATGACCTGCCGCAAGCGCTCAGAGAAAACGGGCAGGCGGTCTTTCGCCTTCATAGTGCTTCCCTCCGTTTACTTGAGGTAGTACGACTGGGAGACTACCTTTTCAGCGCCCATGACCTCTTCCCCGGCATCCAGCAGCTTGCCAACAGCGGTTTTGGAGATCTCCGGCTCAGGCTGACGGTAGCAGTCCTCGTGACCGTGGGAGTATAGCCATCTGACAGCCTGGACGGGATCGGTGATCTCCACATGCGAGGTCTTGCGATAGCACAGGGTCGCAACGCCCAGCGCGGTCTTTTGGCCGCCGCACTCACGGTCCAGCACATCCAGCAGTCGGTCGTACTTTGCCTCCGCGCGGTTGCGGCGTTCCTTCAGGCGCTTCTCCTCCGCCTTGAGCGCGTCGGCCTCCGCCCTGGTATTGAGGGCCAGCTTTGCGATCCATTCCAGCCGATCCGCGCGTGCCATGGACAGCGCATCGATCCGGGAAAGGATCTCCTCGTAATCGGCGCGCACTTCGCCGGTCTCCGGGTCGGGCAGCAGCAGCTCGCCCAGCTCCGCGATCTCAGCATTGATTTCGTACAGTTTCATAGTGCCTCCTTACAAAAATGATTTCTGTTCTACCGGCCTGGATTTATTAAGATAATCCTCTTTGGCCTTTTGCAGCGCTCCGAGCGTCCAGGCGCGGGGCAGGCTGCTGAAGTATTCCACGGACGTCCGTCCGTTCATCCGGCTTATGCGTACCATCACGATCTTGATGACTTCGTTGTCGATCAGCGTTTTGTACGCCTGTAAAATCTCGTCCTGGCTGAGCCTGTCAAAGTCCCACATGTCCACCATCGGGATGTCTCTTGGCGCGGTCTGCATGAGGGCCATTTTCTCACCTGCCTTTTTTCGTCTTATCCGCTGCCGGAAAAATTGCCTGAAAAATCGGATGGAAACGTGAGAGCGTACGGGTGGTGCGTGGTAGTGTGGTGGGGGTGGCTTAAGCCCCACCACCCACACACCCGCAACGCACGTTTACGCGGGATGACGTTCTTCCCCTTTAGGGGGATTTTTACAATCCGTCCCGCGACGGATGCACTGTGCCATCCCGTACAGTCCGTCCGTCCCGCGACGGACGGATGCACTGTAGAAAATTACAGTCCGTCCCGTGCGGCGTTCGGCGTGATGAAGCCGGTATTTTTATCGATTTTATAACCGTACTTCTTCAGCTTCCTACGGAGCGTATCTTCCTTCGGCGGATCATCTTCGTCCTTGGTGAACCACTCAACCAGGTGCTTGACTGTCGGCGGCTCGCCTCCGTTTGCGTTTGCAACAGCATCGTCAAAGTCTGCCTTTTCTTGCTCTCGCTTCTCTTCGGCGCTGAGCTTGCGGGCCTCTTGCGCCTTCCCGGCTTTGCCCTTCTTCTCGCCCTCCGCCTTGAGGCCCTTGAGGATGCCCTTGGTATCTTCGCGGTGGACGGGATGTTGAAACAGCACATACCGGGGAGACATCGGCTTGAACTCTCGCAGCGTTCCCTCCAGCCGCCAGCCGGTCATATATCGGAGGGCTTCCTCCGCCTTCTCGACCTCTCGCATCATCCAGCTGCGCGCCTGATCGTTGCCGACCTTGCGGCATCGGGCCTCCATGCTTACGAAGCTGATCTGCTCCAGCTCTGACATATCATCGCGCCAGGGGTCGTTCCACATGTCGAGATATTCGCCGTACTTTGCGCACTTCATGTTCTGGATCATGACATCGCGCGTCTCGCCCGGGATCGGCAGCTCGATCATGTCCACCAAGGCGTCCGGGTCTCTTGCGAAAACGCCGCTTCCGGAGGCTCTGTCCATGCTGCGCTTCTGGCCTTGGCTGCCTTTGCTGTGGTGGTGACAGTAGATCACCGCGCAGTTCAGCTCCGTACAGAGCCGGTCGAACTGATTGCAGAAGGCGCTCATCTGATCGGCGGCGTTTTCGTCGCCGGTGATCACCTTGTAGATGGGGTCGATGACGATAACGTCAAATTTCATCTTCTGCGCTCTGCGAATCAGCTTCGGTGTGAGCTTGTCCATGGGGCAGCTTTTGCCGCGCAGGTTCCAGATCTCGATGTTGTCCTGGTGCTTTGGCTCGATGCCAAGCGCCTTGTACACATCGTCGAAGCGGTGAAGGCAGCTCGCCTTGTCGATCTCCAGGTTGATGTAGAACACCTTGCCGATGTCGCACTGAAGCCCCATCCATGGGATGCCCTCCGCAATGGAGATGCAAAGCTCGATCAGCGCGTAGCTCTTTCCGGCTTTGCTGGGACCGCTTAACAGCATCTTGTGTCCGTGGCGCAGGATGCCGCTGATCAGCTCCGGCGCAAGGTCTGGCAGCCCCGCTTGTACCTCCGCCTTGAGGTTTACAGGATCGGGCAGATCGTCATTAATGCCCTCGATGTATTCCTGCCATGCCTCGAAGTCTTTGCAGCCGATGTTCTCGGTGATGATGTACTGCGGCTTGCCGTTTCGCATGACGCCCGGCATACGGCTTAGGCGGCTGGGATTGCGGTTCTGCTTGTCGAGCTGCATTCCGTTTTTCTCGCACACGCTGTACAGGTAGTCCACGCGCTTGCGGTACTCGGTGTAGTCCTTGGCGTCGATGTGTACGATTGCGTGGATGCTTTTCTTGCCGCTGTGCACCATGACCGCTATGGGAAGCTGAAGCTCCAGCATCAGGCTGTATTGCCTGCCGATCTCCAGCGTGTCGCTCTCCACGAGGGCGAAGCGGTATTCGGTTACGTTTTCGTTCTTGACGCCCTTGCCGTCCAGGGGATTGAAGCGGATCCACGCGCCAGCCTCCGGGTCGTAGTCGCCAAGCACAGCGCCCACGTCGCCATTGCACTTGGAAAGCGCTTCGATCAGCTGATCGGCGGTGCGGTCATAATTGCCTTTGGTGGGGACGTGTTTGCCGTCCTCGTTTATGTAGCTGTGGGTGACATAGCCCACGTTCTCGCTGCCATCAAACAGCAGCTTGAGATAGCGGATAAGCTCCTTTGCTCCGTCCATGGTTTCAGGCGGTGCGGGGATGTCTTTTTCCTCCATCCAGGATTCATCGACGACCTTGAGCTTGTCTTTCCTGCTGCCTATGGCGTCATTCCAGTCGATCTCGTAGTCGTCGCCCCCTCCGGAGGGGCGCCATCCTGCATCCATTGCCATCTTGACGATGGTGCCTCCGGTTACGGGATTGTCGTTCCCTCGAAAGGTGTCCCAGTGTCGCTGGCACTCGCCGGGATGGTAGCGTTCCGGGTCGGTCATGCTCCACGCGTCCCAGTCCGTAACGCTGTATCCCTCTGCTTTCAGCGCCATGCCAACGTTTACCCAGTCCTGATAGTGCAGGGTGGCGCAGTTGATCCATTTCAGCGCTTCACGCAGATCAAGTTTCTTGTCCATGCTTCACCTCAAAAGGGGAAGGGCAGGCCATCGGTGCCCGTAGCCCAGTCGGTATCGTTGTAGCTGCCTGCGCTGACGGGGCGATAGCTTGCGGGGTCGATGTCGTAAGGTACGTTCCAGTTATTTCCGGCGATGCGGTCGATCATGCGCTTTGCATCGTCGAAGCTCCACTCGCCAACATGCAGGAAACCTTTGCGCTCAAGCAGCCGGATCTGCTTCGGGGTGCATAGCCCCTCCGCCTGTCGCTTCTTAAGTCTGTCGATCAGCAGGGTGGCTTTCCCGGCGTTTTCGATGGAGTCGGGATTGATGCCCTTCTTCTCTAGGTATTCCCGCTGCTTATCGCTGGGCGGCCCCATCTGCCAGTCAAAGACCGGCTCGAAGTTTGCAAGATCTTCGGCGGCGATGCTCATTTCAAACTGCAGCGGATCCACAAGCTTCCTTTGGCGGCTGCGCATCTCTCGCAGCTGTGCCGCAAGCGCTTCCTCTCGCTCTCTGAGCACGTCGGCTTTGGCGTCCTCTTCGGCTGCCATGATGTCAACTTCCCATTCCGGCTCGTCGGCCATCTTAGCGGTCATCTTTTCGGCAACCTCCGGGCTTTCGCAGATCAGGTGCGCCGGGCGGCATAGCTCGTGGCGGCTCGTGTGCCATAGGAAATCAAGCAGCAGCAGCTCCTTCTTTCCCGTTTCGGGACTTAAGCGCGTGCCGCGCCCTACCATCTGGCAGTACAGGCTTCGGACTTTCGTGGGCCTGAGCACCACGATGCAGTCAACGCTCGGACAGTCCCAGCCCTCAGTCAGCAGCATGCTGTTGCATAGCACGTTGTACTTGCCATCGTCGAAGTCTTTGAGGACCTCCGCCCGGTCGTCGCTCGTGCCGTTGACCTCCGCCGCGCAGAATCCGTAAGAGTTCAGCAGATCGCACATCTTCTGACTGGTTTTGATCAAGGGCAGGAATACCACCGTCTTGCGGCTCATGCAGTGCTTGACCATCTCTTGCGCGATTGCGTCAAGATACGGATCAAGCGCCGTTCCGAGGTCGCCCGCGGAATAGTCGCCACTTTGCACCTTTACTTCGCTTAGATCGATATCCAGCGGGATCGTCATTGCCTTGATCGGGCACAGGTACTTTTCCCGGATCGCCCTGGACAGCGTGTACTCGTAAGCAAGGCTCTCGAAATACTGCCCCAGGTTGCGCATGTCAGATCTGTCGGGGGTGGCGGTCACGCCAAGCACCTTCGCGCCTTCAAAGTGCCGGAGCACTTTTTGATAGCTTTCGGCGAGGCAGTGATGCGCCTCATCGATGATGATGGTGCTGAAGTAGTCCGGCCCCAGTTTGTCAAGGCGCTTCTCCCGCATCAGCGTTTGCACACTGCCCACGACGACGCGCTCCCACTTGCCTAAACAGGTTTCTTCGGCCTTCTCTTTGGCGGTGCGCAGACCGGTTGACTTGTACAGCTTATCCGCTGCCTGATCCAGTAGCTCGTCCCTGTGGGCGAGGATAAGCACGCGCTCACCGTTTCGTACCTGATCCTCCGCGATGCGACAGAAAACTATGGTCTTTCCGCAGTTGTGCGTGATCGTGAAATCATCCAGCAAATATCGGTTATCTTCGTCTACCGTAAACCCGAAGTATGTTCCGGGGCCGACAGGCTGAATACTGAATCCGGTTCTGAGTGCGTCCTTCTTCTGCGCTCTTGGTGATGACTTTCTCCTTGCTACCCGGCAAGGAATGCGGTCACAGTTTCCGCTAATGGAGACACGGTAGTAATCTCCGGTAAAGTCGCCGCAATGTTTTCGGCTTGGCTTCACATAGGCGGCAAGTCCAACAGACCTACACATGAAGGCGAGATCGTCGGCCAGCTTGCGCGATTTACTGATAAAGTCGTAGCCGTTTATTGTTAGGCATCCGTCGCTGTCGATCAGCCCGGCGATAAGTTCCAGCCGTTTTTTATATTCGGCATACTTATACAGGTCGGGAACGCACTTATCGGCTGAGCCTTTTCGGGCGACATCCAGGTCTTTCAATGCGCTCCATAGCGAATTACTGCCCTTTTTCTTGTCGCCGCCAGTCAGGAAGTATGTGTTTGCCTTTCCGGCTGGCTCTACCCTGACATCAAGCCCATATTTGCGGGCCTGTGCGTAGATCGCATGGACGACTTCCTGATCTTCGCTTGTGATGTTCACGTTGTACTTCAATCCGCCGTCGCCCAGCAGGATGCCCACAAAGTAAGGATCAACAGGCATTTCTTGCTTCCCACGCCCTGTAAACCGTTCGATACCCGCGCAGCGAATGAGCTTGTGAAGGTGTTTTCTGTTAGGAGACCATGACAACCATTCGTTTACGGTCACATCGATCAATTCTCCGGCGTGCATTTCGCACGGATACAGGGGCTTCTTCTTTTCTGCGGTGCGGACAAGCGTTAGCTTGTGGTCGCCTGTCACGATGAACGGCTCTCCCTTTACGGGCTGAACCTTGTACAGTGCGCCGTTGCCTTTGGTTCGATAAAGGACAGTACGCGGCTTTCCGTCTGGCCCCATGAGTTGATCACCGGCATAGATGTCCTTTACTTCGCGGATGCTGCCATCTGCCATCATTAAGCGCTCGCCGTCTGCGTGGCATCCCGTTGGAAGCACAAGCAGCGTGCGCTTTTTGTCTTGCTGCCATTCGGCCTCGATTGCTTGCACCGCTTCGGCCTGATATGGTCTAAGTTGCATTGTCTGTCCTTTCTTCTCCCTCCCCCGCCGTTTTACGCGGCGGGGGAGGCTGTCTTGCTTAGAACTTGCCCGGCGTGAATCCGGTGCTGAACGGTACGCTCGTGGCGACGGGGGTGTCTGGGGTGTCGGGGCGCTCGTAGAAGCGCTTTACGGAATTGCTCTGCTTCTTCTCGCCGTCCCGGCCTCTCCATTCACGGATTTCGACCTGACAGGTGCCGGTCGCGCCTATGACCTGATCCCAGCGGGGATTAAGGCGCTCACCGTGCTTGCGCTGGCCGATAGCGGTAAAGAAGGCGCACAACAGTCCCTCGGTGCGGCTATGCAGGAAAAGGTTGTGCTGCAAGGTGCCGCTGTGAACGCCGTCGCTGACTTCAAGTGTCAGGATCGCTTTGTTGCAGGGCGGCAGCTTATCGCTGCCCTCGTGCCGCCCGCGCTCAAACTTGGTAACGCGGAAGTTGTAGTCACCCTCGGGTAAAAGCTCAAAACCCTCGCTGTCGTGCTCTATGGCACTGTCCCATCCAAGTTCATACCCTTGCTGTTCGCTCATGTTCGTTCTCTCCTTTGCTTAAAATGGATCGTGTTTGCGATTTTCAATTACCATGGCCTTGACCTGTTCCCACGCGCCGATCAGCACGCCGTCTACAAAGTCCTTCGGGTACTTGTCCCACGGAGTATCTACCGGGAAGTAACCCCTTTGCGCTACAGCGGCCTTGACTTCTATGGGCGAGATTTCCGCCGCGCGCATCAAGTCTGCAAGCTTCTTCGGTACGTCCCTGTAAGCGTCCGGCGTTTCCTGTGTGGTGTACTCCGGCTTGAGCGCTTGCTGTACGCTCTCGGTGGAGGCGGGCGGGGTAAACGTTACGGAAGTCTGCGGCTTAGGCGCTGCGGGGGCAGCGGCTTGGCGCTGGATGGGCTGGAAGATCTGTGCGACCTGTTGAAAGTCGAAAGGCAGCTCATCGGCGAGGCCGTGCCGGTTTTTGGCGTCCCACACTGGACTGTGTGTGGTGTACATGACGCGCTGCCCGCCTGCGGCCTTGTGCTTTTTGCCTTTGTCGTCGGTCGCATAGACGACGGTTTTGTAGTTGGCAAATAACAGGATGTCGCACCATTCCTTGATAAGCGGGGCAACCTTCTTGCTGGTTTTCATCTCCCAGCGGTCGTAAGCTCCCAGCTCATCCGGCTGCTCGAACTTTCGCATTTGCGCGTGCGCCGTGAAGCCCACATGCACGCCCTTTGTGGATAGCTCGCTCAGCTTGTCCAACAGCTTGCCAAAGCGGTCTTTCAGCAGCTCCCAGCCTCCGCCATAAGGTATATCTGCAATGGACTTGAGCTTCTTTTCTGTCAGGATTTCATCCAACAACAGGCGCTCAGACCAGTCGGCGGTGTCGATGACCAATGCGTTAAGCTGATCGCTGTTTCTGATTGCATCATCCACCTCTTGTAGCAGCATCGCCCAACTGCTGGGCGCGGGGTAGCGGCTTACGTCCATGTTGTTAGTGCTGCCCTCGGTGTCGATGAACACCACGCCGGGAATCTGACTTACGAAGGTGCTTTTGCCAATGCCTTCGGGGCCATATATGGCAAACCGTTGACCCATAATGATTTTTCCTTTGGTGATTTGCATTTCATTGCCTCCTTGCACTTGAGTTTCTTCGGTTGTGAATCTGGGTCTTCATGTCTACCCAGCGGCAATTTTCCGGGCAGTAATTACCATTGGTGTCGGTTCTATCCAGCGTACATTGCCACTGATGGGCTTTTTCGTCATATCCATGGGCATTGGCCCACTCGTAAAAGCTCTTGAAGTTATCCCTCCATTCATTGCAGATTGCTATGCCGCGCCCACCATAGTCTTTGAAATGGGGATGATTGGGATTGAGACATCTGTCTTTCATGCTATGCCAAATGGAATACAGCCTGTTCTTTGAAAGGCCGTGCGTGGTATTCCTTTCCGTAACCAAGTCACGGATGTAGCATCCGCATGACTTCGTATTCCCATTCCTCAGATTCGTCGAAGTGGCTACAACCTCTTTTCCGCAATCACAGCGGCATAACCATCTCGTACTTCTTCTTTTCGGTGTCGTCTTTGAAATCACCGTCAGTCTGCCGAATCTTTTGCCCGTTAAGTCGATTAGTCGAGGCATCGAAATTCACCAGGCTTCCAGGTTGTATTTTGTTCGGTCTGTTTCATGCTTACCTCGCCATTTCCTCAAACTCAATCTTGTAATCGGGGTCGATCTCTTCGACCGTGTAGAAGTCCTCCGGGTGCTTGATCAGCCACAGACCACCGAGGGCCAGCACGCCGCACAGGAACGGTAACAGGATGGGCGCATACTCAGTGCAGAAATGGGTGATTGCGTTACAGATCTGAATCATAAATCCTCCCTTGATGTGGAGGCCGCACTCTTGACAAAACCCTTTCGGGGTGCTATGATAGGTGCGTCCTTTCTTGGTTAAGCGCCTGACTGCTCCGAACGGTCAGGGGCTTTTCTTTTGCGTTCGGCCAGTCGCTCTTGAAACGCTTCCGTCTTCCGGAGGCTGGCAAGTTCGTTTCGGATTGCCCGGAAGAACTCTTCCCGGCTGTCTCTCTGCATCCGGCGCAGATCTATTTGCGCGCCCATGGCCTTAGTCCACGTAAGTGTGGTGGCAGTACGGGCAGCTCGTGATCAGGCTCGTGGCCGCTTCCTCTACGCTGTACCCCATGGCCTTGCCGGTGCTGACATCGAACACGGGCGCGTAGATGTTGCGGTTGCAGAAATGGCAGTATCCGTCCATCGGTGCGAATTGCGGCACTTCATGCTCCTCGCAGTACCGCATCTGCGCTGCTCGAGCTTTCTCTTCGTTGTAGTACTTTTTGAGATCGCTCATAGTTACATCCTTCTCTCTTGTCCCATTAATGGGACAGTCAGGTTAAAAAAATT